TGTTTGAGGTCGGTAGTTCGAGCCAAATAAATCTAATTGCATTACGCATCACTCTTACTCATCAAGAGTTCCTTCAATTCTGTGTAGCCACCAATGCATGTACCGTCTGGTGCAAACACTTGTGGTACTGTAGTGTACCCTGCTTTTTTAAACACTGTCAATAGCCATTTACTGCTAGGGTCTTGTAAGTTATACGATACGTAAGGCAGGTTGGCCCCCTCAAGGAGGGCCTTCGCTGCATCACAGAAGTTGCACTGATTGCGTGTGATGATAGTATGCATTAAGTTAGATCCACGATCTCACAGCTATCGCCTGAACATGCAAGTGTCTGACTACCTGCAGTGTTATCCTCAGCCTCATACTCAGAGAGTTTAGACCAGTCGATTGCATCAGGCATCAAGCTTAGCATCTCTTCATAGTCAGACTTACCACACTCTTGGTAGGGTGCTTGCTGATACGTATGCTCATTATATGGCAGGAAGGACACACCTGACATCTCATCAAAGTGTTCATATACAAAGGCTCCTACCTCGATCCACTCATCAGACTTGACGTTGATAGTGACAGATGGTTTGTGTTCACACCAGTGACGTTGGTAAGCAAGCCACATCTTTAGCTGCTCAATAGCTGAGACATCTGATGTAACTACTGCGCCTGTTGGTGCTTTCATAGGGAAGCTAAACACAGTTGTCTGATCAGGCTTAAATACATCAGGTTCACTAGGGATGCCTTGATCCTTCATGAACTGTGTGAGTGGGTCTTTGTTGTCGCCTCGGACTGTACGGATGTAGTACTGGCTGTGACGTGGGTGGATTCCTGAAGCCGAGTCAACCAACTGAGATACTGTACCGCTTGGTTTGACACATGTAATAGCTGCGCTAACAGGGATGCCAAGACTATCAGCGTAATGAGTATTAGTGTCAACAGCAATAGACTTAAGGTGTTCAAGTGTCTTCTCCAATCCCATGTTCTCTGTTGTCATGAGTGCATTGTCCATGATGCCTGTAAGTGACACACCAAGTAGACGCTCTTCTTCTGTGTTCTTCTGCCAGATCTTACGTAGGTATGGGAACTTTGTATAGGTAGACTGTACAGTACCCAAGATCGTAGCCAACTTAACCTTACGCTCTAAGTCATCTATAGAGTCAGTAGCACGTACTACACACTCGGTAAGGTTGCAGAATTGATACGGCCTCAAAATTATCTCACTACACGGGTTCGTCCCAAAGTTGTATTCTGGGTCACGTCTACCATTTTTAGCTGCTTGCTTCTTTGACGCTTCACGGTTGAAGATACCACGTTCACCTGAGCCTGACTCTACAAGAGCAGTCCACTCACGCATGAAAGCTAAGCTATCTGGCTTCTCATCATATGATACAGAGTTGTTAGCCAAGGCACGTTGAGCATTGTTCTCCCACCACTGACCTGATTTGGCATGACGCATACGGTCATCCGATAGGTTAGACAATGAGATCATAGCACTACGGCGTACACCACCCACAACTACAACTTCACCAATCTTACACATGATATCGTGACATTCGATGGATGATAGCTTACGGTGTTGTGCATCCTTGAATACTTTGATAACAAAGTTAAACAAGTCTACTAAAGGCGCTGGGCCTGAGGCACGACCTCCAAATGTCTTGAGGCGTGAACCTGCAGGACGAACTTTAGACACATCCCATTTTGGGATCTCACCTGAGTATAGGAGTGCAATAACTTGACGCAAAGCTTTCGCCCAACCTTCCTTACTGTCCTTCACGACGACTGTGGTATCACTCTCGAACAACTGAGGGACTTCTGGGAGCTTAGCCACCGACTGACGCTCGACACTGAAGCCGACACCCGTACCGCAGAGCAGGATGAACATAGCCTCATCGAAGGACTTCGGGTCATCTACGGGTAGGTAGGAACAGTTATAACCTGCTACGTTGTCACGTGCTAGAGCAGGGCCAGCTGTCATCATAGCTCGCATAGATGGCATGATCTCTTGGTTGAGGATAGCCTGTTCGATCTGATCAATGTAGCTGTCATTGCCTAGCACAGGGCGTACTACGTTATCCATGTAACGTCCGACTGTCTCAGCCCATGTCTCACGACGGTTTTCATCATCTAGCCACCGTGCATAGCGTGATGTATGAATAAATGATTGATAATCTGTTGGTAGATAATTGTTCATCGTTTGTCTCCGTTTCCTTTTAATGTGCCACGCTTCTGGCGGTCACTTAGTTTATTTAGATTGCGCTGGGCTAAGTCTGCCATGTCAACATTCAAGTCTCGACACAGGGCAGCAATATACCACAGGCAGTCCCCTACTTCATCTGCAATAGCATCACGATCAAAGTTGCCATCACGTAAGATCTTCTTAACCTTGTTAGCTACTTCCCCTGCCTCCGCAGCCAAGCCCAGCGCAGGGTAAACTACCTGATGTTCGGCTTTATAGATAGCTGTCTTTGCTGCGCTTTGTTGATACGCATTCAGGGTTAACTCCGAGTTGTAATACTCGAAGGCATCTAGATCGTCTTGGCTTATCATGTTCTATCCTTTACTACTAAGTTTTCTACTTCAACATCATCTACATCAAATAGGATGTCTGTAATCAAGTCGTGTACATCTTCCTCGTGTCCTTCTTCATGGGACGAAAGGATGTTGTTTTCATCTTCTACTTTTAGTAAGAATGTAACACTAAACTTCTTCATTTGTGTTTCTCCGCTAGTGCTTCGTTCATCTTATGCAGATACCACTCCGCTTTCTTCATGTCTTCAGCAGGGTTATGCTTATACTTGTAACGGTGTTGATACTTAATCATGTTACCGTGGCAGTAATCAATGAAACCCTGTAATCCCAACACCTGTCTGATGTAGTCAATACATTCAATGCCACCCATATTGTAGTGCGCTGGGCGGTCTACGGGATGAAAGTCTGTGTCACTCATGCGCTACCTTTCGTTTCTGTCCACAAGTCAAGTTGATTATTTTCCACCCTTGCTACATAGTCCATGAAAGCTTTATTGATCATAGGGTTATCTTCCAAGAAGCGCAATGCCTTAGCAGCACGAACAGCCTCATACAAAGCATAACCTTCTAGTGAGTCCTCAAAGTTGTCACCTTCCTGTAGGTCAGTGTACAGATCTAGTGACACATACATCTCACCATTGCGTTCAACAGCATTAAACACCAGTGCTACTGCGTCGTTTTCGATTTCCATTATAGTCTCCGTTTCACTTTGATACGTTGCTCTTTCAAGCGTGTACCTTTTTCGTTGAGCCATTCTTCAGGTATGACACGATGCGCCCACATGAAGCCCTGCTTGTCACACCAATCGCTATATCTTGATTTAGCACCCTTGTAAAGCTTAGCATTTGCATTACTGAACACAAAACGAATATCTAATGTAGGGTGTTGCTTCTTGATTTCAACATGTTTGCGACGATCCGCAGCACTAAAGATACCCTTTGTTTCAATGATGATACCATTGTCTAACTCAAAGTCTGGCGTGTATGTACGATACATCAGATCTTCCCACTCGATCCTCAGCTCTTCGTAGCATACCTTCTTCTGCCGTTCCTTGAGCCACGCAACAGTCTCTTTTTCAAGACCGCTGCGATATGCTCCTGCGTTATGCTTTCGACGTGTCATCAATAAGGATGTAGTCCACCATTGGTGGGAACTTTGCTTTGCTTGGGATAGAAGGCAGCGTCTGCAGGGATGGGAAACATTTGTGCTTGAAGTCACAGAAGTGACAGTTTGGGTTTAGCACGATGTTACCTGTAGGCACTTTCCTGAATGTCTCAGGTACTGGCTCAAAGCAACGCTCAAAGGGTTCATCATTGTTGATGTAGTCCACTGTAGCCTGGATCTTGTCTAGCACTTCTTGCTTATCCACACTTGATGCATCTACATACTTGAACTCTCCATTAGCTTTGTTCACTACCCACCAACCGCCAACGTCTTTACCTGCAGCCTCGGCATAACCGACTAGCTGTGGGATATAACCGAAGGTGTCACCCTTGGCTAAGGTTTCAACGTCAGAGAATTTATGTTGGTATGACCATGATGAAGCAGACTTAACGTCATCAATACGTCCATCCATCTCCATGTCATACTCACCCTTGATCTCTTGACCATTAGGCAGTTTGAGTACGACTTTATCATTGTCCTTAAACTCCACATCAGCTGCACGAAGCAGACCCTTGAACACAGCCTCAACAATATCACCGAGGATCATGTTCACTAGGAAGTGTGGTGGAAAGGGTTTCTTATCTACAGGATCATTCTTTTCAAACCATAGCTGACACGTAGGCTTACCAATGTTTGACATACGCAAACGAAAGTCACCTCGTGGCCCACTATCGAACTGCTTATACAGTGCAGCCTCGACATCGGAGGCGACCTGCTTGGCCACCTCCTCTGACATAGTAGACTCGCCAGCCAACGCCTTCTGTAAGAAGCTGTAGACTTTTAGCTCGCCGTGATGGTTCATTCCTGCACCTCAGTGAAGTCGCTATCGCCATCTAAAATGTCGGTTACGACAGCTGCATCCTCAGGGGATAGAGATTGATCGTTACGTTCATGGTATTGATCTAGGATCTTACCGTTCATGTACTCAATCAGGCTGAGGAAACTCTTGAGTGTCTCGTTGTCTTCCTCTGTGATGTCTACCTTATCACCTACTGATGCAGCAATCTTACCAAAGACAGCACCTGTAGGAATGCTATCTTCAATACCAGTAAGCTTTAGCTCTGACATGATCGGCAGGAGGTTCGCACCATTTAGTTTTGTCAGGGCTGCATTGATAGACTTGATAGAGTCAGGGTTCTTAACATCCATTACAAAGGGTACGTCCGTAGGCGCATCCACAGGCTCACCAGACGCATCTGTTGGGTTGTCTAGTGTGACTACCCCATAAATGACTTTAACACGCTTGACGGAGCGTATAATGGCTTTGGTGGCATCTGGTAGAGAGTGGAAGTCCTCAATGTAACCAGACGGACGACCTAAGTTAAACCCACCAAGGTTATCCTGTAGATCGCCATTGAGATTGTTAGCCATTACCGACTTTTCCATCTCACTGGTTTCACTATTCCAACGCTGCAACTGTTGGCGCTGGGCGAATACACGTACTGTTGCACCTACACTATAGTAGGTATCATCTCCTACCTTAAGTGTGAATGCACCAACAGGTACAACCTCTGTCTTGATGTCCTTACCATTGAGTTGAACTGTACCCATGAGGGCTTTGTGCAACATACCGAGACGTGCAATAGATGGGCCAGATGCCTTGCTCTCCGACACACCCATAAGTTCTGCAAGGGACTGTCCTTTATCCATTGCGACTGTTAGTTCTGTACTCATTTCTATACCTTTCATAGAGTCAAAGAGTGCTTAGTTATAACCTAAACGTCTACTGTGTCAAGCCAATTAGGGCCGATTGATGCTTCTAAGAGCAGTGGTACATTCATTTGTATACCGTATACACTTTCGACTAGTTGGTTTAGACCTTCGTTTAGATCAGTTACGATTTGTAGTACGTCATCCACTTCATCGGGATGAATATCTACCACGGTTGAGTCATGCACGGTGTTAACCAAGCAAGACTGCATATTTTTTAGGCGACGATGCATCTCATTTAGCACCACGGGTACAACATCCCCTGTAGCAAAACCCTGCACAGGATAGTTCTTGATCATGGTGAAGTGTGTTACCCCGCCGTTAGCTCGCCGTGTTACATCAGGGAAGGCATACTGTCTGCCCGACACATTGGTGATCTTCTGGAAACGTAGAGCCTCCTCCGCTAGGTTAGAGTGCCACGCAGCAATACCTTTGTACTTCTCAGTGAAGTGTTCATAGTATGCTTTCTCAGCCTTGGATCTACCGTAACCAGTAGCACCGAACAGAGGAGCAAACGTGTGTGCCTTGGCCTCTTGGCGTGATGTCTGTTGTCCCGCATCTGTGATAACCTGTGCAGTATAACTGTGTACGTCAAACCCTGTCTCGATCTCAGTCATAGCTGTTTCATCCTGTGCTAGGAACGCAGCCGCCCTAAATTCTAGCTGAGCAAAGTCAGCCTCCATGATCTTGCCACCTTCCCACCGAGACACAAACACCCGCTTCACAGGGAACGTACCACCACGAGGCATGTTCTGCATGTTAGGGTTACGCCCAGAGAACCGCCCTGTAGCTGTGATATGCTGTGTTAAGGAGGCGTGTAACCTGCCGCTAGGTTTAGTATAATTTCTGATACCGTCAACAAAAGATGATAGGTAAGAAGAAACAGCGCTAAGCCGCTTAAGATCAGCCAAGAAAGCTTCAGCACTTTCCATGCCATTGTTTTTTGCAGTCGCCATAAGAGCATCTAAGTTGTCCTTTCCAGTACTGAAACCATTAGCAGATATCCAACCCTTGTTAGGCGCTGTGAAGCGAAGACCTGCTACTTGTTTTGTTTGCTTAAGTTGATACCCTCGTGCATCACAGTCCTTACACTTGTTAGGCTTCTTATACTGTGTGCCATCCTTTCTTACTTTATACACCTTGCCATTGCCCTCACATGTTGGACAAGTGAAAGCTTTGGTACGCATTACCACAGAAGAGTTAGACTTCACAGCTGAGCGAAACTCCTGAGGTGTATCACAGAAGTTGAACAGGTCTGCCCACTCTTTCTTATTATGAGGCTTAACAGAGAACACCTCCTGTGACATCTGCTCTGGTGAGTTTAGATTGATAGGTGTGTCGCCCATAAGCTCACGTGTCTGAC